CTTTAATTCCGGCTGGTGAGGAACGATCCAGACAAAGTAGAAAAGAAAGGAAGAAAAATGAAAACATTCAACAAGATTGAGGATTGGTTTTCTAACCTCGCATTTAAGTGGCAAGTCGCAATAGCGATGGGCTGCATGTTTACGTTGATGGTTGGTATCATCGCAGTGGCTGGTTAGTATGAACCCGGTAAAAGATTATGACGGTGACGGTAAAATTAGCATTGAAGAGGAACAGGCAAGCGACCAGCACGATAAACAAGAGACTCAACGCTACATGGCAATATCTGCATTTGTTTTGATGGTCTGCATTACGATTGTTTTATGCACACCAATTATTGGCGATGAAAGAGTTAAGGCGTTAAGTGGATTAATTAGCAGCATGTATTTTGCCTTAGCATCTTTGTGCGGAGCGTATATGGGCTTCACTACCTGGGCTAATAAAAAGTGATTGGGAATTTACTAGGCCCAGTGGCTAACCTTGCAGGTACTTGGCTTGAGGGTTACGTCAGTGAAAAAAAGGCGAAGACCGAAGCCAAAATTGTCACAATAAAAAGCGAAGCTAAAATTAAAGAGCGTCAGGCTACGGGAGAAATAGATTGGGATATCGCCCAGGCTAACGCTAGTGCCGGTAGCTGGAAAGACGAGTGGCTGACTGTTTTGTTTTCGATACCCTTGGTGCTGGCATTTATTCCTGGCTGTGAAGACATTGTGCAAATAGGTTTCGGTCAGCTGCAGCTCATGCCCGATTGGTATAAGTACGCACTTTCGGTGATCGTAGCAGCGTCTTTTGGCGTAAGAAGTGCAACTAAGTTATTTGGGAAAAGACGATGAACAAAAAAGCGGTGAAAAAAATGCTCATCGACAACGAAGGCCTAAGTCTTAAACCATATCACTGTACCGCTGGTGCGTTGAGCATAGCGGTCGGAAGAAACTTAGACAGCCGGGGAGTCAGTGAAGACGAAGCAATGTTTATGCTAGAAAACGACATAGAGGTATGCGTCGAAGAGCTGGACCGGCTGTGCCCCTGGTGGACACGCCTGAGCGAAAATCGTCAAAGTGTAATGATAGATTTAATGTTTAACCTGGGAGCCTCGAGGCTGGCGAAATTTGTCTTGTTCTTACGGGGGATGGAAACAGCCGATAATGCGGAAGCGTATGCAGCTGCAGCGGAAGAGTTGATGGATAGTCAATATGCCAAGCAGCTGCCTAATCGCAGCAAACGAAACTACGAGCTTATAAAGAAAGGGTAAGCTGATGGATTTAACTGCTTGGATCTCTGCAGGATGGCCTATCTTCCTGTCAGGCATAACGCTTGTTATAGTTTTGGCTCAGATGTATACTCGCATCCAGGTGATCGAACAGAAGGTTGCCCAGCTCTTTATCCTCTACAACGATAAAAAATAATCAGACAACAAGTCATACAACGCACTATATCGCATATGTGTAACTATTTGTTTTTATTACGTTTTTAAACTTAGCGATGTACCGTAATCGGACGTTGTTCTATTTTGTCCTATGTTGTCCCAAACCGTCCCAGCAAGTCCCAACCCCTTGAAAACATTGAATTAATCCCGCCATCTTTGTAACTTGTTGCTGTCCCAGGGCGTCCCAGGATGTCCCAATAAAGACCAAAAATCGATTCAAGTCATACAACAAGTCATACAACAGCCTTGACAATACAATCCCGAGTTCCTACATATATATGTATAAGACACAGACACATTTTAACCGGGAGCAAACAATGTCACATACAGAAATCAATCACAGCAATGTAGCCAATGTTGGCGATGTAATTAAAGCCTACCACTTCGCACCTACACCTGACCGCGCAGATAGCTATCTCATTGGTCACGTTATCAAGAAGGGCGTATGTGAGGGCGGCTATGAAGCCTACACAGTGCAAATCATTGAGAACGTATTTGGCGGTAAGTCAAAGCCAGTGACCGAATACGAAATTTCTTTTGTGCCATATGAAGTTTGGCTGGATGATGCATTTTACGCAAAGCATTGCGATGTAGACCGAGTAAGTAAGGTTGGCTAATTAACGGGGCTTCGGCCCCAACTTTACCAGGGAGCAAACAATGAAAAAACTTACAAACGATTATGAAGCATTGGTCTTGGCGCTGACACTAGCCATTGGTATGGACGATGAAGACAAGGCAGCTTCAGCTAAAGAAACAGCTGAGATGATTGAAGCGTCGGGTAATCTTTCCGAGTTTGAAATTGAACGGGCCAAAAAACAGGCTCTCAAAAATTTAGATATGGAGAGCTAGAATGAAAACATTAACCGAGTTTCAAATCTCAAAACTGCCTAAGCACAAAAAAGTATTGGCGTCGAAAGGCGGTATACGATTCGGCACCGGCTACCCAAACCTAAAAATAAATGTGCGTAAATCAGGCGCCATGAGCTGGGTGTTCCTGCAGCGTTATAATGGTAAGGACAAGCCAATCGGTCTTGGCAGCTTCCCAACTGTTTCGCTAGACGATGCGATTGGCGAAACTTTAAAACTAAAACGAGCTGTTCACGAAGGCGTCGTCGTAGCCAAGCACAGATTAAAAAAAGCAGAACGTGCGATGACTACTCTCGAGGTTATAAAAATTTTTCTGTGCCGCATGACTGACGACAATACGCTCGACGGTCAGCCAATAGAAGTGGCACCGGTAACGTTTAATCAGTACAAAAAAACGCTCCTAGAACGCTGCGAGAAAATACATAAAACCCCTTTTGCTGACATTGACTCTGACGACCTGGCAGAAGTCATCAAAGAATTTTGGCACACAGCATCGGCTGACAAATGGATTACGCAAATCAAAGCGTTTCTATTATTTGGCGAAGCCAGGTTCAATTACTCCTGGGATGTTCCTAAGCTGTTAAAGAAAGTTTGTGAAAATCATATGCCTTTGAAAGAGGCTCACGTTGAACAGCCCGAAGGCAGCTTGTCTATTGCTGCATTGCAGGATTGGTACAAGCGAATGGACACCGATCCTCGCGCCCTCAAGATGAAAGAGCGTGACAGGTTAGCTTGTAAGATCGGTCCATTGCTGCATAAGCGCCTTAAAGAAATCGTGACAGGCAAATGGAAAGAGATCGACTTTAGCGATATGGATAATGTCATCTGGACAATTCCAAAGTCTCGTATGAAGGTGAACAAAAAACGCCTGCACGATTATCAAATGCCAGTGCCCAAGGTTGTAGCCGAATGGTTGTTGGCTTACCGTCAACGCAACGACATTAAAGACCATGAGGGTGTAGATGACGACGACTATATTTTTGCAGCTGACCCAGCTGGCAGAAACAAAAAGCTCGGCGCATCTAAAAGAAACGGAATCTCTGCCGAAGATTTTACTGGTGTTAACCCAATACAGAATGAGCGAGTATCAGCTGCGCTGCATCGTTTCTGTCCACTCGGCATGGGTGTCGAAGGTTACCCAGCTACGCCGCATGGCACAAACCGCAGCACGTTTCAAACCTGGGCCGAGGCACAGCAAGATCCCAACAACCCAGGAAACGGCAAATACTCGCACGATGCTATAGAGCTGCAGTTAGACCACACACTAGACGGCGGTAAGGTGAGAAGAGCCTATGACCGGGATGTTCGTTGGGACATGAGAAAGGTACTTGTGGAAGACTACGCCAAGTTAATTCTTGGCTAGTCTCCAATCACCGGTTTCTTCATACCGGTTGTACTCTTCCATCAGAAAGAATGATTTGTTGCAGCGTGTATGGATCTTGGGCAGCTCCCCCTTCGCAACGTGTCTGTATAAAGTTGACTTGCTGATATCCAGGCGCTGCATCACTTCCCTGACAGGTATTAATTTAGGCATCTAAAGTCTCCTGGGGTTTCTTTTAGGTATAACCAGGATGAGTGGTTGAGGCTGTTGGATGCATAGCGTGTCTTGCACACCTTCTATCTGCGACATCAAACTATCGTCTTGCGATGCTAACTCGTCACCAATAGCTATCGCACAATCCAATTTAGTTTCAAACACATAACCGCTTTGAATTATCAAAGTACCGGTTGTATAGGCGCTGACGTTGTCTGTCCACAAGGCGCCAAGCAGGGCGATAATTTTAAAAGCGTACATTAGGACATTCTCCAGCACCTCAACTCTTCAGCTTCCGGTATGTAACGGTATGCAAAAGTACGGTTATTCCAAATGTTCATGTTGCGCTGCTTCATTTTTGTTTTTTCCGTCATAAAATATCCGCGCAAGGTCTCTTCTTTGCACTTATCTTTATCGTGAGCCTTATCGACTTTTTTAATTGATGGATGTTGGTAGTTGTGTCGCTCTTCATATGCATCGAGAAGCTCTTGAAAGGCCAACTTAAAACTTTGATGAACCTCTAACTCAGCAAATGGTAATTCAATTAACGGCTTTTCGTAATTTCTTTCAGGTAATGGATAGTGCGAATCAATGTTAATTTTTTTACTCATAACTACTCTCCCTCTTTGAAACACTTGATGCCTTTCTGAAAAAACAATGCTGCCTGACTGTCATCCATTTGCAGCTGTCTTATATGGTGACTTTGCGGCTCCGACCAGCCGGAGTTCTTTGTCGCATCTTTAATAGGCTCAGAAATCTGTATGCAAAATTTTCCATCAGACCATTTAAATTCTATATCTACTTTCGCATCCGGCACTTTGATGTTCCCATAACTTTTACCAAAATCAATCAACCTCAAATTTTCTATTCCTTCTAATTCTGTTACGGCACTTGGCGATTAATTCGGCGCCTTTAGATAAACACTCATCATCTGACAGGGATGCTCTAATTACCGGCTCCCGGCAATGCGGGTTGAAGACACTTAACAATATCTCGTTTGTCTCAAGATCCTCTGTAATGATAATGCGTCTATGTTGATGCAGCTTAAAAATCCCCCCGGAGTTGCCGCTGCCTATGCTCTCCGGGGGGTTCCTAACGACCACCGTTAGAAAGGCACTTCCTCATCAGATGCGCTAGTGCCCAGCAATTCTGGCGGCATAGCGACGATCTCGAAGGAAATCTCTGGGAAAGGATTTTTGTTTGAACCAGCCTCACCGACTTTATCGATAGTCAGCTTCATGCATTGTTCTTTCGTTGGCTTTTCTTTATTCCAGTGAACCAACAATGGCTTACAGGCATCAGTCAAAACCTTGCCGACACAAGCCCATTCAAACGGGCCAGTAACATCACCCTCGGCTAAATAACCAGGCCACCAAACAGCAAGTTTAGCGCCGTCTTTCTGACCGTATGAAGCTGGAGCAGGCGGCATTGGCTCACCAATTTTTGCCCGAGCGTCTTCCGGGTGCCTCTTGTCAACTATTGGGTTGCCATCGTCATCTACAGCTTGCACCCATTGTCTGTAGCCGTAATCACCATTGTGAACATCAACAAACATAACCAGTTTATTTTTGGCGCTGGGCACCATCTGCTCATCGTGAAATTTAAAAAAGCCTCTCTGCCCATTCCACTCAAGCCTGGGTGCGTATCCCCCGCCAGAGTCAGCTGCTGTTATAAATGCGTCTATTCCACTCATAGTTTTCTCCTAATCAAATAAAAATATTTCTTTAAACCCCTGTTTGGCTCTCGGGCCATCAACCCGGAAGTGATTCCAATCAGGCACGACATATGCTGCTATTTCCTCAACGCTGTCGCCCAGGGTAAGCAGCTTTCCTATAGCGCCAATAAGATGCTTGGCTCTATTCAAGTGCCGGGCAGGATCATCAAGATCGTGCCAGGAAAATCTTTGCTCTTTGAAATTGTTGACGCTCGGCAGAGCGACAAATGTTTTAAACGCCATGTTATTAGCGGCTGTGTAGAGGGCGCCCTGCAGCATGTAGTTATCAATCATGCCAGGCCGAGGTGCAGCACCTGGTGCTTTTATATCAATCATCAGGCCCTGGTCGTCATACACAAGGTCAGCCCACAGCTTTATAGGGACCGGTGACCACTCAGGATTGTACTGGAAATATCTTTGGTCTTTGAAATCAGTAGATCCTGGATACCAGGTCTTTGGCATATCTGGTACGCCGAGAGGCCGCAGCTGATCGATGCCGGTTTTCACCCGCGACTCAGTTTGCTTTAAGTGACGCTCTCGTTTTTTCTCTTCCATAAACTGCAGGTGCGGCTCGATATAATCCATTGCATACTGGACCGCACGATCAATCGGCATAGACTGATCAACCAGGGCAGCGACTATGCCTCGCTCTGTCGCATTGCCTATGTGCCCAGGAAGGCCAAGATCATCGTCTTTATGTGTGGATAGTTTTAATAAGAAAGACGGCGTTGAATCTTTAGCCCGGTAGATGGTCGTGTAAGACAGCATATCAATGCCAAACTTAGCGAATGCCGCCCGTATCTTTTTTGCCTCTGGCAAGTCGTCAGAATAAATCATCGGGTGGCACCCTTATCTCCATGAATATGCCGGTGTTCGCCAAAAGATTTAACCATTGCAGGCAGGGTGCCTTTTTGTTCAGCTGCTCCCCGATAAGCTGCCAGGAGTCTGGCGAACCTCATTGGATGATCCCAAAAGCGACAAGGTAAAAAAGCCCAACCACCGGTAACATCATTGTAAAAACAAAACACAAAATATCTTTGATTAATTCTTTCCAAAACATCACTTGTCTCTCCCGTCTAAATATCGTTTGACCAAGATTGCGTGTGCCTGCCGTTGGCTTAAATTTGGTGTCCCTAATTCTTTGCATAGCATCCGTATCGCAATATCGATTTCCCTGTCTCCGTTGTTTCTTGCCTTGCCGATTGTGATCCCCCGGCTGCTTCGTTCCCTGCTTTCTTTAGACCTCTTTGGCTTTGGTAAAGTCGTTGCTGTAAGCCCTGGGTCTATGTCCTGGTACAAATCATAATGCATGCTATTCTCCATATTTACGGTTATTTGTCAAATCTCGGGATTTTAATTTAAATAAAAAGGACAGGCGGCTGGTGAAAAGATATGCAGCTACTTGCCCTATATTTTATGCAGCATCCTTAGTTACCCTTTAAAAAATTTTCTACGGGCTTTAAGATAGGACGATTAATTGCCAGCTTATGCAGCTTACCGCGAATCGACATCAGGTACTTCTCTTCATACAAATTATATTTTGTTTCGAGCATCTCGATTGAGTCGCGGATAAACTTGCACTCTGTATTATACTGATCCCCAGCCATGATACACTGGAATTTTATCTCCCAGTCAAAATGAGAGGTGCGCAGCTTTGCTTTTCTGCAGCGCTGTGCCATGAAGGTATCCATCTCTTCATCAGGGCTGTACGCCGTGGCTACAACCCATGCACTTCTAGTGGGATTTCGGTAAATAGCGCGATAAAAAGGCCGCTGAAACTTTTTTTTATCCTCGCACGACATTTCATCGTAAAATTCTTCAAGTGCATCATTTAACTCTTGTGCGCTGTCAAAGGCATCAAGCCCTGTTTCCCAAACAAAAACCAAATCATCTTCGGTAAATTTTTGAGTCGTTATATTCATCTTTCTTACTCCGTTTCTGTGAGATTAAAAAATACGTCGTTCTGGATACGGCGTTTGGCTGCATCACTAAGATCTTTTGTCGATCCGGTGAGAAGCCAGCTTGGGGTAACTTCAAAAACCGCTGCTAATTCTAGCAGCTGGTCTGTATGTACTCGTTTGCGACACAGTTCTATGTCACCGTAGCTATTAATCGTCCATCCAAGCTCTCGAGCAGCGTCTTCCTGACGCCACCCGTTCATGGTACGCAATGTCTTCAAACGCAACGCTAATGCGTAACGCTCTTTCGACACTGAGTCAGTAGACGCCTTAACACCTGGCAGCTTTGTATTCATTATGGTGTCCCTTGGTTTATTGTTTACTTGTAAGACGGTGTCCTCGTCTTAATGTATGAAAAACATAAAGTTTTCATACACCCTCACACCGTAGACTCAAAAATATTTATAAGTCAATCCCCCTTGACAACATTTTTCCCGAGATGTTACGACTGAGTCCGTACCGAGAAATGGCGGATCAGGGATGGAAGATGCATTATTACTTTAAAGTTTTTACAAATTCGCTTCTCGATATTTTCAGCTCCCGGTCTCCAGCTTCTCTCCCTGGTGCTGTGGCAGATCGAGCTGGAAACAGGCGGCGGTTCAGGCTGTGTCAAAGGTTCCTGAACCGCTGCCGACTATTTAGGAAGCGTAATGGATAACAGCTCAAACCATAAAACCGTCACGCTGAAAAGTGAAACCCGCATTATGCTGTGGGCACTTGAATACTACGCGAAGGTGCTGCGTCGATACGCTGTTAAGTACGGTGACTACAAAAAGATTGACCCGATACTTTCCCAGGTTCTGGTCTTGCGACGAATTTTAAAGGGGCTGCTGAAACCAAAGGATGAAGATGACAAGTAAAGCTGCAAACATAGGGCGCTATGCTGAAAAGAAGACGCAATCGGCGTTGGAGAAAAGAGGTATAAGGTGCGTAAGAGTTGACCGGCGAAAAGGACAGCTCGGTTCTGATGACAGTTTTGACTTTAAGATCACTGTAAAAGAAAAAGAAACAGTGAAGCCAAAGTTAGAGAAAATTGACGATAATGGTCGTCACGGTTTCTATATGTACAAGAGTTACCCGAAACATTTCAAGGGCGAAAACAAAAACGTCAAAGGCGGGTTTAAAACAATACGGCGTTGGCTCGAGCCAGTAGACCTACTGTTTATTACCGAGCAGAACAATAAGACGCTTGTCGTCATGGAGCTAGACCCGACATTTTGTGATCTGGCAGGTGACGATGCCGAAGAGAAGTAACGTGCTTACCGTGTGCAGCGGCATTGGAGCTGTCGAATACGCTTGGCGTGATCTGCCGGTAAAATTCATCGGATGCAGTGAGATCGAACCGTTTCCCTCTGCCGTGCTTGCAGAGCGGTATCCTGGTGTGCCGAATTACGGTGACATGAACAATTATAGAGATTGGAATTTACATGGAGCAAATGTCGATATCCTTGCCGGAGGCCCGCCGTGCCAAAGTTTTAGCATCAGCGGATTGCGAACTGGATTGGATTCGGAAAACGGTAACCTCTCGCTTGTCTTTATCCGAATGGCTGCACACTTTAAAGCAAAGTTTATTCTTTTCGAGAATGTACCTGGTCTGCTATCAAGCTCACGGGGAAGAGATTTTTCTGCCCTGCTCTCAGCGTTTCGGCAATGCGGGTATAGCATCGCCTACCGAATTTTGGACGCTCAATCTTCCGTTCCCCAAAGGAGAAAGCGCCTCTTCATTATCGGATATCGTGGCGAAAACTGGCGATGTGCCGCCGCAGTTTTATTTAAGCCCGAAGGGTTGCCAGGGGATTCTCCGAAGAGCCAGGGAGCGGGGAAAAATATTACCGCCGAAATTGAAAACAGCTCTGGAATTACAGTCTATGAGAACCACGGAACCGACAGCCGAATAAAAGAGGTTAAAGTTTCTCCGACAGTCACAAGACGATGGGGGTCTGGCGGAAACAATACACCTCTCGTGCTGCACCACAAAAGTAACTTAATCCGAAAAATTACAGTCGAAGAAGCCGAAGAACTCATGGGCTTCAAACGAGGCTACACCAACATAAAGTTTAAAGGTAAACCAGCAGCAAATTCGCAGCGATACATGGCGCTAGGTAACAGTATGTGTGTACCCCTGGTTGAATCGCTCGGATGCCGAATGGTGGCCGCAAAGGAAGCGGTCAATGGTTAATCCCTATACCACTTCTCAGTTCAGCCGCAAACCAAAGGACCACTATGAAACCGTCGATGAACGGTGCGTCATAGCCATTAACAGAGCCTGGCATATCCCACTGCCCTGCATCGATATATGTCACGACGGCTCCCCTACTCCATTAAGGCCAGCTGTGAATGGACACTGGCGCGATTTAATAGGACCAGCGCGGTCCGTTTTAACCAACCCGCCATACAAGCTGCCTGACTGTGACAATATCGTATCGCAGCTGATCAATGCAGTGAGGGATGATGTTATACAAATGTGCGCAATACTTGTCCGTGTCCAGTGGGATAATGCAAAGCGCCGGGCACCGTATTTCGACTTCCCTTTTGCGGGATCAGTGCAGCTGCAGTTTAGACCGATATGGTTTAAGGACGATCACCGAGCAGCGCCTATTCACTCATACCAATGGCTTGTCTGGGATAACCGTCACCAGGGCAAGCCAATTATAGAGTATCATAATGGACTCGAGTAATCACTTCTGCCAGGCAGCATTGGAACTGATGGCGGCAGGCTACCGCATTACACCTTGCTGGCCTAAAAGCAAACGGCCTCGAGGAACAGGATGGCAGCTTAAAGAATGGACCGAGCAAACCGTCATTAGTCACTGGCAGCATTACCCGACAGACAACCTGGCAATCATCACCGGCTACAACGACACGTTTGTCTTGGACGCTGACATATATAAAGGAGCTGATGTCGCTGAGGCGTTTGCTGAAATCTGTTTGGAGTCAGGCATCGATCTAGCTACTGACATTACAGTCAAGTCAGCCAGCGGCGGGATACACGTTTACTTTACGTCAAGCGAAACCATCGGAAACAGCAACAGCAAATTAGCAAAAGAAATAGATATAAAAGGCATTGGCGGGGCGGCAATGGTTCCGCCTTCGGTCAACGCTGACGGTACGCCTTACACCTGGGGTGAGGCAGGCAGCCTAGCTGACAAGCCAAAAGTAAGGAAGATGCCTGCTAAGTTACTGGCGCGGGTGCAGACAGCATCAGTCGAAAAGCAAGACGTTAATATAGAAGATGCACCCAGCAGCCTGCCCGAGTGGCTTCTTGGCATGAAGCCTATTTCCAACGGGCGGGAAGAGTTTATGTCGCGGGTGGTGTTTTGGATTGGAATGGAGCTGGCACGAGAAGCTGGCAACGTAGACAATAAGCTCATATGGGCGAACCGGGCATGGGAACATTATAGGCCTCGGGTTTTAGAGCGTGACGGCAAGACGCTTGAGCAGGATAACCGCGGCAAGCAGATGATGATGGCGAAGATCCATTCGACACACACCAAGATCAGCGGGATGCTGGCTCGAGGCGAACCGTTAAATACACCTGACTTTACAACAAGCTATGAAAAGAGCGACCCGGCAGAACTGCCGCTGCCTCTGGAGTTTTGGGACCAGCTGGGCGATGTCGATCCGCCGTTTGACTTTGTCGAGGGGCTGCTGACAGACGGCGAGATGTCGGTGGTATACGGCGAGACTAATGTCGGAAAGACGTTTTATACACTAGACCTGGCTGTGCATGTGGCACTCGGCAGGGAGTACATGGGCCGAGAGGTTGCCCAGGGCGCTGTATGTTATGTGGCTGCAGAAGGCGGCGGCAGTATCAGAAAACGCATCAAAGCATTCCAATTGAAGCACCAGATAGAAGACGCACCGTTAGCCATCATACCGGCAGCTGTTAACTTGATGGATGCCCGGGGCGATGTGGAGAGAATTATCGAAGCATGCGACATTATCCAGAAAAAGTATGACATGCCGGTTCGGCTGGTGGTTATCGATACACTGTCCAGGGTTATGGCGTCAGGTAATGAAAACGCACCAGAGGCAATGACAGCGACCATTGCGACTATCGATACGATACGTTTTGCTACCGGGGCACATACAATGGTTGTCCATCACAGCGGCAAGAGCAAGGCAGCCGGAGCGAGAGGGCACAGCTCGTTACCGGCAGCTACGACTACTGAGATCGAGCTGGAAAAGATAACCGAGAAGTCGTCAGTGGCTAAGGTTAAAAAGCAGCGTGACCTCGAGCTGGGCCAGGAGATGGGCTTCTCATTAGAGGTGATCGAGGTCGGCATTGACGCTCGAGGCAAGCCCACAACGTCATGTGTCGTTAAGCCGGTTGACATAGAGGCAAACGACAATCGGCGCCTTACACCCAGCGAACAAATGGCAATGGATATCATACGAAATATCTTTATTGGCGATTACAGAACAAAGCGACAGGGCTATATGGAGTTCCCCGGCGGGGCGAAAATCATTGTCTCGGACCATGTCCCGCAGGACGAAATCAGACCCTGGTATTACCGTCAAGCGGGACATGACGGGACAGCCCAGCGGGACATTGACGGTGAAAATAAGGTAAGCGAAGGAACGGTGCGAAAAAGTTTTAATAGGGCACTTAACGGATTGAAAAACAAAGGAAAAATCATTTATGACGGGCGTCTTGTCAGCTTGCCTGAACACAAAATTGGATAGCGGGACATTTTTGCGGGACATAAACGGGACATAAAATGGACAAAAAACACTATGCGGGACGGACAGGACAAAACCCTTTAGGGTTTGTCCGTGTCCCGGTGTCGGTCTGATGGCTAGAAAAGTTAAACGAGCAGCGCCGATAGTCAGCCGTGACGCTATATTGGCGAGTCAGCATGTTGTCGATGCGGTCGCGGCTGCTAGGCGTGAGCTTGACATGAAATACGGATACAGCCGCCTGGAGACTTCCTGCCAGGACCCGGAGCTGCGCGAACGTTTCCATACACAGTGCAGCCTCTGGGATGAGGCCATGCGCAGCTACAGCCTGGACAGGATCAAGAAGATGGGTGCTGCTATGATCCGCGGCTACAAGGCACTTGAGAACCATGCCGTACAGATAGGAATAAAGCCTCGAGAGGGCATGCTGCAGGGCGTCATGCCTGATGGCACACCATTTGGCGTAGTACAGTCACACGACCAGCATTACAGCGAGGACGGCATTGTGGTGTGGGATATGAAAGCCATTGGCGAGGTGCTTGGCAAATATCTTGACGAGAAGGCCAGGGATTTAATGCAGGCGACAACGGATGCATTTCCCGGAGCCGTTGTGCGGGAAGTACGGGATAGAGACTTAGAGGATGATATAGGGCTTTGAAGCGCAGTGAAGTAGACTTAGGAACGGAGCAGACCAGGAAGCGGGTTAGAAGTGATCCTATAGATTATATGGTGAGAAACTGGGGTAAGAACTATAGAGACATCAGCCAGATCGAGTATGCTGCTAGAGATATAAGAAGAATGTTTATGTTAGCAGCTGGCGGTTTAATACCGAGGGCAACAAATTGGCAGCGATCCACTGGTGCGCCCACAGCAATGCCAGCGCTAGAGTGGGCTTATCTGCGCAGGAGAGATATATATCTTCCCTGGGTTAGAGAGATAGGCTGGAAGCACTCAATAGTAATGCTCTTTCTAATTGATGAGATGCCACTGTCTAAAATAGACAAGAGGATGGGTAAACGGAAAGGCACAGCGAAAGACATTATTATTCACTGTTTCACAAGATATGCGCAAATCAGCGGGAATTTAACTAGGATGCCTACTATATCTTGACACCGGGGCAGTGGAGCAGTACAAGGGGTTATTGTTGTTATTGTACTGAACAATGTACTAGTCATAATATCATTTTGTTAAAACCCTTCTGAATTTAACCAACTGACCATTCACTCCTTTGGCTTTTTCAGAGGGGTTTTTTTATGGGAATACTTCATGCCTTCATTTCCTGACCTGGATCGTTTGAGGTTTATGAAAGAAGGCAGTGTAGCGTTCCATATTTATGAATTAGACGACGGCTCAGGTCGCTGTGCTGTTATTGAGATGTCGATCTGGGGAAGTAAGGAAGAGTGTGAAGAGTATTGCAGACTAGCCGTTGATACAGGTGAGCTTTTTGAGAACGGCAGAACATATCATTGAAGGGAAAGTAAATGCCTCGCATTGGTAAGATGAAATTCTCATATACTAAGAAGGGTAAGGAAGCAGCTAAGAGATATGCAAAGACCATCAGGAAGATGGGTGGCAAGACGATGGGTGGCAAGAAGCGTAAGGCATAATGACTTTAACAGCAAAGCAGCAGCGGTTTTGTGACGAATACTTAATCACACTGAATGGGAGTGATGCCGCAAGATTGGCGGGCTATAAAACAAGGCCGGATCAACAAGCATATGAGAACCTGAGAAAACCTGAGATAAAGTCTTACATTGAAGACAAAATGCGGGAAAAGAACCAGGAATTAGACCTGTCACGCGAGAACATCCTGCGCAAACTGATGGCTGAGGCTGAGAACCTCGACAATCCTGGTGCGACTCGGGTGCAGGCGCTAAGTCATCTCGGTCGGTTCACAATGGGCGAACTGAATCGCCAGGAAGGCAACGTCGAGTTCCGGTGGCTCGGTGATGATGACGATGATCCAATTGAGTAACAACGTTCTGTGTGCGCACATCGTTGTCCTGATTAATACAATAAAACCAATGGGTTAGCTAAGGAGACATGCGGTTGTTGTATGTCGCGTTGTATGACTGAATATAAAATACCGTATAAACCTAGACCGCTGCAGAAGATCCTGCACAAGTCGCTCAAAAGGTTTAACGTTATCATACTGCACCGTAGGGCAGGCAAGACCGTTTTTGCCATCAATGAGGCTATAAAAGCGGCCCTAACCACCCCCCTTCGCGCCCCCCGGGCGTTGTTCCTGGCACCATACAGGACAAGTGCAAAGTCTATCGCATTTGATTATTTAAAACATTTTTCTAGAGGTATCCCGAACGTTAAGTTTAATGAAACTGAGCTTAGGGCCGACTTTCCAAACGGTGGAAGGGTTCAACTTGCCGGTGCAGACAACTTCGAAAATTTGAGGGGTAACTACTACGATTTGGCGGTGGTAGACGAAACAGCGCTCATCAAATCCGAGGCTTGGACCTCTGTGATCAGGCCGAGTTTATCGGACAGGAAGGGCCGTGTTATTTTTTTGGGAACGCCTTCTGGAGAGGATAATTTTTTTTACGAATTGTACACGCATGCTCAAGAGGACCCTGGATGGTTCCACTGTCTCTATAAGGCGAGTGAAACCGGCATTATTGACGATGCAGAATTAGCAGACGCTAAAAAGGCTATGTCTAAGCCAATGTTTCTGCAGGAATTTGAGTGCAGTTTTACAAGTGCGTTGCAGGGTGCGGTGTACGGTGAGCAGATTGATGAGGCGGCAGATCGAATAACCAGTGTGCCCTGGGACAGATCGACAAGCGTAAACACTGCATGGGACCTGGGCATCTCAGACAGTACCACTGTAGTTTTTTTTCAGGAATGCGGCCGCGAGATCCACTGGATAGACTGCCTGGAGGCATCTGGGGTGGGACTCGATTTTTTCGTTAAGAAGCTGAAAGAGAAACCGTACTCCTACAACAAGCACCTGTTTCCGCATGATTTGGCGGTAAGGGAATTAAGCACCGGCACCAGCCGGGCAGAAACGCTGCGAAGTTTAGGTGTGACGCCTACGATTTCGCCAAGGACCGGTCCGACAGAACGCATACACGCCATGCGTATGCATTTTGATAAATTTTGGTTTGATAAAGAGAATTTTGGGCCAGCTTTACGTGCGCTTAAAAACTATCGTTATGAGTGGGACTCCAAACGGCGGGTATGGCGTAGCTCACCTCGTCACGATTGGGCTAGCCACTTTGCAGATGCAGCTGGGCTGGCAGCTGAGAATATTAGGGTTGTAAGACCCCGTAGCCAGCCGTTTAAGCAACCAGAACAGACATGGGTAGTTTAATGGACAAAGAGATACTAGAGCAGCTTAAAGAGCTTGTGCAGCGCCTAGAGGTGCTTTCTGACCGTATTCAAAACAATTGCTGCAAGTGCGGGATGCCTAATGGCTAAAATGACAGAAGATGAAGTTGCGGCCATTGTAGGTTCGCACCTGAAATCTGCTCTTGGCGATGATTACGATTCGCTGACGGCTGATAGGGCTGACTCGTTAGCCCGATATCAGGGCGAGTTATACGGTGACGAAGTAACCGGGCGCTCCCAGGTAATGTCCAGGGATGTTTTAGAGCAGGTTGAGCAGACAATGCCTAGCCTTGTCCGTACATTTTTAGGCAGTGAATCAGCGGCTGTTTTTGAACCCAGGACGCCAGCTGATGAGGCGATGGCTGACCAGGCTACAAAGTATGTCCATTACGTTTTATTTAATAAAAACGATGGCTACACCATAGCAATGGATTGGATGAAAAGTGCGCTCATCACCGGCACTAGCGTTGCTAAGCTGTGGTGGGATGACCATGAGGAAATTTCTGAGGAACTATACACCGGCCTGACGCAGCCGGAAGTAGACCTGTTGATTTCTGATGATACGGTTGAGGTTCTCGAGCATACCGCGATGGGTGAGCTGGAAGGCGAGGTAACTGTCGATGAGGAAGGCGCGATGGTTGCGGCCCTGGAAGGCAAGCCGGTAGAGCCTAAGCATGATGTTAAGATTAAACGGGTTGTTACAAAATCCCGGCTTCGCTGGGGATCGCTGGCCCCGGAAGAATTTTTGATTAACCGCCGCGCCCGGACAATAGATGAGCGTGATGATACATTCACGTTCTGCAGCCATAGATCGAACCGGACAGTTCGCAGCCTGTTAGATGAGGGATATGACGAAGAGAAGGTAAATGCGGCTGCAAGCAGCAAGGGTGACTACAACGATATTTTTGAGCAGCGTTTTGACGATGTCCAGGTTGATTATAATGACGATGTTGTGGACCCAGGCTCACGCCGAGTTAACCTTTATGAATGTTATTTGAAACTGAACTACAGCGGAGATGGGTCCCAGCTGCTGAAGGTCTGTAGTTTAGGCGGCAGTGAGGGTGCGGTTATTTTAGAAATCGAACCGGTTTCTGAGCTTCCGTTTTGCGAATTGACTGCAGTTCGCAGGCCGCACCGGGCACTAGGCTACAGCCTGGCAGATCTGACAAAAGACCTGCAGCGCCTAAAGACGGCGTTGTGGCGGGGTATGATGGATGGATTGTATCTGTCTTTAAGCCCGCACATTGCAGTAGATGAAAGCAAGGTAGAGCTGGACGATTTGCTGAGCCAGGCGCCTGGCAGTGTGATTAGAACGCAGGGCAACCCGCAAACGAGCCTTATGCCGATTGTTAACCAGTGGGGAAGCTCAGGCGGTCAGGCGTTTCCAATGGTGCAGTATATTGACGCACAGCTGCAAAAGCGTACCGGCGTAAATGACCTGGCAGGCAGTTTAACAGAAGGTGTGCTTCAGAGTGAGACAGCTACAGCTGTGTCTGAGGCAACGACAGCTGCTCGGGCTAGAGTTGAGTTGATAGCCAGGTCAATGGCAGAGGGTGGTTGGAAGCGTCTGTATAAATTGGCGTTAAAGATGATTAACCGGCACCAGGACCATGAGGAAGTAGTTCGGCTGACCGGTAAAGATTGGGTGACAGTTGATCCTGCATCTTTTAACAGTCAAATGGACGTTAAGGTTAATGTCGGTCTTGGTGTGGGCACGAAGCAAGAGACTGTTCAGAAGCTGCAGTTTATCGCGTCCAAGCAGGAAAACTTAATGTCACAGCTTGGTGTTAATAACCCGGTGGCTGACCTTACTAAGTATTATCAGACGTTGGTTAAGCTGGCAGAGAGTGCCGAGCTGGACCCCATGCTGTTTTTCTCAGATCCGACTATGGCTATGCAGCAGCAGGCTGGTAAACCGCAGCAGCCTAGCCCTGAAATGATGAAACTTCAGGGTGAGCTTGAGCTGAAGAAAGCTGACACGATGGCTAGAGTTGAGCAGGAGCAGGTTAAGACCAAGGCGATGGCAGAGCTTAAAAAGTTTGAGGCAGAGCTTAATAGAGAGGTCGAGCTGAAGAAAACTGAAATGAAGGTTGAGGCTCAGAAGCTGATAGCGGCTGAAGACCTTGAGCTGAAGAAAGAGATGGAAGCGAACCGTCACCTGTTCAAAATGCGAGAGCTTGAAATGGAGCTAGACCTAGAGGTTGCTAAAATGAATGCCGGTTCGCGGGATGGTCAAGGCAACATAAATGTGAGTGATTAGCATGCATAAGTTTGGCAATGAGAGCGATTTAGCGGCAATAGATATTTTGGCGGATAATTTAGATCTGCCGGATATGAAAAGGCGCCCGGCTAAGAAAAAGATACGTGTTAAGAAAAAAGTTGTAATTAAGAAAGTGGCAAAATGACCGGTTTATTAAACAGCATGAGTACACTATGGCCTGCCCCTGGCGGCATCAATCCTGACCTATCGATCATACGCCCTGAGTTCGGCGGGTATGGTTTACTGAGCGATGGCACAAGCCCAGAGGCAGTAGATTTTATGGACAACTTCTCGGGCGGTATCTTGCGGGGCTTTCAGTATAATCCAGCAGATGGGCACAGCATTACGCCAATACAGCCCAGCGGTGTTTTTGGGGCCGATGATCCGAACGCTGACGGTGCTGACTCTGGCAGCACTAAGGCAGACGGGTCTGGATTTTTTAAAGCAAAAGATATGGCTGAATTAGAGGCGGCTTTTAGAAACGCTAATTTTGGCGGATATACCCCAATGAGTGCATTTTCTGCAATGAAAGATATGGGTGGCAATACGTTTGATATTGATCCGAAAAGCCGATTATTCGGCGAACTGTTCTACGGCTACGATTCAGAAGGCAAAATGGTGCCGATAAGCCAGGGTGTTTACGGTCCCAACTCGGGTAGAGCTGGTCAGCCTCTGGAAAAAGGAACAATAATGAGTATTCTTAAAGGCCGGTTATCAACGTATGACCTTTCCGGCGGTTCCGATGGCGGAGAGGAAGCTGGCGGTGATGACAACGCTCCTGGTGACAATGATGGCGGTACTGAATCTTCTGGATCTGGTGAAGGCGCAAGTGGATCAGGTGGTGTTGCATAATGGATGACCCTTCGTTTGACCCCGGCGAAGCAAAACAAATTTTAGACAACCCAGTTTTTAAGAAGGCATTTAATGCTTTTGAGAAAGCCTTATTTGAACGGGCGGTAGAAGCACCTGCCCGTGACGATGACGCCAGAATGCGATGCATGATGGCGGTACAGGCCCTACGCAATGTTGAGAAACAGCTAAGGCGTATGGTCTTCGATGGCAAGAGCGCGGCTAAAGCAGCTGACGAAATTGCAAGCGGTAAAAGCCGCTACGTTTAATTACTTGGGACAAGCCGCTGGCCCCTGAGAAAAGGAAACACAAAAATGAGTGTAGAAGAAACCGAAGTACAATCGGCTGAGGATGTATTCCTGGGTCTATTGACTGAGGAAGATGCCGAGGCCCCGCAAGATGGACAAGCTGAGGCTCCAGAGCAGGAAGTAGAAGAACAACCCGCAGATGATGAAGGCGAAGAGCTAGAGGCATCTGGCGAAGAGTCTGACGAAGAGGCAGAGACTGAAGAGGTAGAGAGCGACCAGGACGAACCCGCGCTATATGAGGTCAAAGGACCCAGCGGGCAAATCGAACAGGTGACGCTTGAAGATCTTCAGAACGGCTGGATGATGCGCTCAGATTATACGCAAAAAACGCAAGCGAATGCTGAACGGGAAAGAGAGCTAGAGGCAAAAGTGAAGCAGTTCGAGGAAGACCGTAAGGTTGTCGAACAGCAGATTTATGACCGTCTGGCTTTGCTGAACTTAGAGGAAAACGAACCGGATTGGGCAGAGGAATCTGAGCTTGATCCGATTGGTTGGTCTAAGAAGAAGTATGAGTGGGATCAGAAAAAAGCAGCTCGAGAAAAAGTTATGCAAGAGCAGCAAACACAATACATGATCCAGAGGAAGCAGCACATTGACGTTCAGCAAAAAAGACTAGTCGAATTAATACCGGACATGGGTGTTCCCCAAAAACGTGCGGAGCTGGCAAATCAAATTAATTCATTTCTAATAAAAGATATGGGCTTACCGGAGCAAGAGGTAATCAACATTGTTGATGCCAACATGATCTTGATAGCCAAGTTAGCGATGGATCAATTTAATCAGGCCAAGACTTCTGAAATAGTGCGCAGCAAAAAACTGGTTAACAAACCGAAAGTAGTAAAGCCGGGAGCTGCAAGACCTAAGAGGAAAGCAAGTAGTTTCGACAAGACGCTTGATGCTTATGCGAAGGAGCAGACCACAGACAATTTGGCTGAGGTCTTTAAGTCAATCGAAAACTAGAAAGGAACCGGACTATGGCAGTCCCTACTAATGTTGTTGTCGCAAATTCTCGCGCCAACAAAGCAGAACAGGTTTCCCGGGCTATTGCTAACATCAGCCCAACCGAGACTCCTGTAATATCAATGGCTAAAACCGTCAACGCTCGAGCCAGAACATACGAGTTCTTGATCGACACATTGGCGGCAGCGGCTGACAACTTTCATATAGATGGTGACGACGACAGCGTAAATGCTTCGCCCAGCGTCGTCCGTCAAAGTCAACGCATGCAGATCCTCAAAAAATCTGCCGGTGTTTCCGGGTCAACCCGCGCCATCGAGTTATATGGTACGTCCGACGAATTAGCCTACAACATGGCTAAGAAAAGTAAGGAGCTGAAATTAGACCTAGAGAAAGCTGCTGTCGGACCCCAAGCATCTTCAGCTGGTTCTACGACAGCTGCAAGTAAAATGGGTGGTCTCGAGTCATACATTGCGACAAACATCACCTATGCAAACGGCACCCAGGCAAACGCTACAACGCCTGGCTGGTCCGGTGGTGATACCGGTACAGTGGTTGATCCAATCTCTGGTGACCAGGTTGCGTTTACTGAAACCATTCTGAAAACTGCAATTGAAGCTGCTTGGACAAACGGCGCCGAGCCTTCTGTATTGGTTGCATCCGGCGCAAATCGCGCCCGGGTAAGCGCCTTCAGCGGCGTGGCTGACCTGTACCGCGATACAAAAGGCCAGAACACTGCAAGTATCCTGGCTTCGGCATCCGTGTACATTAGCGACTTCAGCGGCCAGGCAGGAATGCGAATCGTAGCTGACAGGCACGTTAGAGCTAACAGTGTACTGCTCCTTGATCCTGAGTATGTCCAGTTAGCCTTCTTGCGTAACTATCAGACATACGACTTGGCGGTCACTGGTGACTCTCGTTCTAAAACGATTCTCGCTGAATGCGGAATTATTCCTACGAACGAATCTGCACACGCAAAGATCGTTGGTCTAACTACTTAACAATTAGAGTGCAGGGTGTCGGGACAATCTCCGGCACCCGCTTCTATTGGAGGAATTATGAAGTGGCGTCTGCTAGACGATAATGAAAGTGTCACTGAGTATTTTGCATACGATAATGAAACTGAAACAAGTTATATAAATCACGTTTATAAGGACCAGGCTGCCGTTGTCGATTTGAATAAGGCCGAGCAAGGCAAAGATGCGGGCAAAGAGCTGGACGGGGAAATGCACCTGGTTGCCAGGATACCGCCAGTAATTATTCATCAATGGTTAATGGAAGGCCTGGATATCTTTAATAAAGATCATGCCGCTGCACTATGGAAAAAGCTCGATGATCCCGAGTGGCGTTATTTAAGAGTGAACACCGGGAGCATAGGCAGGAAGAGTGTACACTTTTGAACATATTAAATGACCATTTAGATCAGAATATCGCGTTAGACACCGATGATTGGTGGTCTACCGGTCAGCTGGGCAAAAATTACTTGGCTGCTGGAAAACTAGGACATGCTTATACATTTGCAATGATGGCATACGGACTAAGACCATGCGCTGCAACGATGATAGAAGCTGGCCTCGTCCTTGGCGCGATGGGGCGTTACAAAGACGCACTTGATCTGTATGAGGAAGCACATGAGGCTGACTCAAAAAATATTGCCGCTATGAACAATGCTGCGCAGGCATGTTTAAATCTAGGCGATATTAAAATGGCGAAAGTTTGGCTGGAGAAACCAAAAAACGTATTAACCAAGGAACAATATAAAAGAGCAGATACATCGCACCTTGAGCGTAACTGGTCTTTCATACATTTAGCAGAGGGCAACTATCGGAAAGGCTGGGCTGCATGGGATCTTGGCGATGGTGTAGATGACCGGGCTGCCAGGCATGAGAAGCTGCCTAAGTGGAAGCCTGGTGAGCGAGGCTGCATAATCGCATATGGTGAGCAAGGGCTGGGGGATCAGCTCATGTTTGCAGAATGTATTTATGACCTTCAGCAAGATGCATTTGAGGGTTTAATCCTCGAGGTCGATCCGAGACTTGTTGGGTTGTTTAGGCGGAGCTTTCCTGACGTTGGTGTGGTTGGCAGTTTGTACGACAGGACGCTTGGGGTCGTTATACCCAAAAATGCAAAACGCATTAGTTTTGGATCTTTACCAGGGTTGTACAGACCGACAGCTAAAAGTTATAGAGGTCATCCCTACCTTATGACTTGTCTAGACAGAAAGGCGATGGCCTTTGGCTTGCTAAAAACACTGCCTCACAAAAAGAAGATCGGCATCTCCTGGACGGGAGGGCTGCCGCACAATGGAGCAAAAGAACGAACACAAGATTTAAAACATTTAATGAAGGCGTTTTCTAAACTTGATGCTGACTTTATAAGTTTAGAGCATACGCCTATCGGGACACCGGAAGATCATGGGGTTCACGTTTACCCATTTCTAACGCACAGAGAGCTTGATTACGACTACACAGCTGCATTGATCAGCTCATTAGATCTTGTTGTCTCTGTGCCGAATACAGTTGTCCACACAGCTGGCGCTGTCGGTACGCAATGCCTGGTATTAAATTCTGACGCACCTAGCTGGTCAAATACCGTTATGAACATGCCTTTATATAAAAGTGTCCATGCGCTGAATGATTGGACACCAGAATATGTAGCAAGACAAATTAAGGAGAGGCTCGATGTCACTGAGCAATTACGGAGAGCTTAAAACTTCTGTAAGCACTCTATTAAACAGAGATGACTTAGCAGCCGTTGTTCCTGACTTCGTTAAAATTCTCGAGGCGAATGTAAATAGGGATGTTAAGTTTAGAAATCGTAAAATGGAAGCGACAGCAACTTTGTCTTTCACCGGCAACGAGGCAGCTTTACCTAGTGACTTTATAGAGGCTCGAGCTGTGGTGTTTAATTCATCGCCGCATATACGCCTTGAATTTTTAACCTTATCTGCATTTCAAGATACTTATACAACAACGAATGCTGCTAACTCTGTTCATTATACAATAACCGGTGACAAGTTATTAGTTGGCCCTTATCCAAGCACAACTACGGTTACGTTAACCTACTACCAAAAATTACCTACGCTTACTAATGACAGTGATACTAATTGGCTGCTAACCGGTCACCCGGATGTTTACCTGTATGGCAGCTGCATAGCCTCTGCACCGTATTTGGGCGAAGACAGTAGATTGCAAACATGGTTTGGTCTTTACGATAGGGCTAGTGGTGCTGTAGCCGGTGACGATGCAAGGTCGCGGTTTTCTGGTTCACCAATTGCACCCACTGTTAGCGTCACTGTCGTATGATACCTAATCCTAGTGTCCACAGCGAATGGACCGGCTGGGCGAAAAGCGTCCAACAAATTTTAATACCGTTTATGGCAAACGTTGAGGCTACGTTTTTTAGAAACGGTGAAACAGTCAGGCTTGCCAGTTTCCAGGTGGCTAGTCTGCCAAGCCCTACAACGCCTGGGCAAGTCATCTTTTGCTCAGACGAAAGCGGCGGGGCAACAATTTTATTTAGTGACGGAACGAATTGGCGCCGGGTTCAAGACCGCGCAATAGCATCTTAGGAGCGACTTAATGAGTACACCTACTACCAGGTTACGGTTAGAGCTGCAGGCTCTCGGAGCAGGTTTAAATACATGGGGCGTCCAAGGCCTTAATGGTATTTTCAACATGCTTGATGATGCGCTCGGCGGTGTTAAAGAAATTACGCTAACTGGTAACCATACACTAACGACCACCAATTACACTGCAAACGAAAGCCGATTTAGAAATATAAAATTTATCGGCTCACCGGCGTCAGCTCCTACTGTAACTATACCGGCTACAGAAAACTGGTTCTTGATGGAAAACGCATGCGGTCAAGAAATTACAATTAGTAACTCTGTAACTACAGCGACATTAGGCAATGGGCTTGTCGGTTATGTCAGAACAAACGGCGGTTCTACGTTATCTGTATTAGTGCTGCCGGATGCCGCTACAGCTCTTACAATTGCACCTGAAATTACGAATGGCAATTTGCCCGCTGTCGCTGGTGAGATTACACCTACAAATAATTTGGCGAGTGTAGCAGGCAAGGTAACGGAAATAGGCCGCTTAGGAACGACAGCAGCTGTGGCAGACCTAGCTGCTCTCGGCGGCACTCAAGAGGTTGCTTCTCTAAACGCTCTAAGTCCTAGAGCGGCTGATATTGAAACCCTGGCTGATATTGAGGATGGTACTACAGCAACCAATTCAATATCCAACTTGGCTCCTAAAGCATCAGATATAACGACCCTGGCTCCTAAAGCGGCAGACATTGAAACCTTGGCTCATATCGAGGACGGCACCGTAGCAACAACAGCCATCAGTGACCTTGCGCCTCGCGCATCAGATATTCAAAGTTTAGCTCCGAGAGAAGGTGATTTAAATACGCTCGGCCCAAAAGCGGCTGATATTGAAACCTTGGCTCATACCGAAGATGGCACAGTAGCAACCAATGCTATTTCTAACCTTGGTCCTCGCGCACAAGATTTGCAAGACTTGGCTCCTAGGGCGAGTGATTTACAAGATTTAGGTCCCAGGGCTACCGACATTCAAAACCTAGCTCCAAGAGAGGCCGATCTTGCAACGCTCGGAGTGGCTAGTGTTCGGGCTGATATAGCCACGTTGGCCGATATAGAAGATGGGACAGTAGAGACAAATGCTATTAGTAATCTTGGCCCTCGCGCATCAGACATTCAAGCTCTGGCACCTCGCGCTAATGACTTGCAAACGCTTGGTGCAGCTCCGCTGCCAACAGACATCTCAACGGTAGCCGGTATTGATGCAGCTGTCTCAAGTGTAGCCAATTCAGAAGATTCTATTAACAGCTTCGGCAAAACGTATTCAACTGGCGCGGGAACAATAAACACTCGCGGCGATGGAACAGGGTCAGCCCCCGCCGAAGGTGATTTGAGGTTCAATCAGACAACAAGTAAAATGGTTGTTTATGACGGGTCGGCTTGGGTAGCGGCTGGGTCGGCTACAAATAACATCATTGAGCAGCAGACATATACTGCTACTGCTAACCAAACAACTTTCCCAAGCAGTGGAACCATAGCATATAATCCCGGTTTCGCTTTGGTGTTCGTAAATGGAGTGAAGTTAGAAAACGGAACAGATGTAAATGTATCCAGCGGAACTAACTTTGTTCTTACGACAGGCGCTCAGGCAGGTGATAGTGTGCAGTTTATAGGGTATGGAACATTCGTTGTTGCAGACACCTATACGCAAGCTCAATCAGATGCTCGTTACGTTCAGCCAACTGGCGCTGTAGCCAATATTTCTGGCGGCGCGGCTCAAGGAATTTTGTATCAAAGCGCTGCAAGCACCACTGCCCATCTTGGTGCTGGAACTAGCGGGCAATTCTTACAAACTAACGGAAGTGGTGGTGCCCCAAGTTGGGTAAATGCTCCGGCAGGCTCAAGTATCGCCAGCACCCTAAAATATGCCTAACGAGAGGAACTAAAAAATGGCAGATCAAGTAAAACAACTGGCTTTTAAAGAGTTCACCGATGCGGAGATCGAGGCGGGTAGTCGCTGGGATGCGGTGACCACTAATGGCAGTACTCACTACGTCATAAAATCGATAGAGGGTACACAAGGCTATAATAATAATGCCATAGAGGCAACGGCAACTATCGGCCTAACGACAGATTTAAATAACGACAAATATGCAAGCCTTGGCGTATGTGCGAAAAAAGACAGAGTTGGCTTGAGTGGGTCTTCAATCATGGACGCAAACAGCACCTTATCTATACGCCCGACCGCTAAGACGATTTCTTACCGCGATCAAAGATTTCAGCTTAGTCGTGCTAACAGCAATAGTAGCATGAACAAGTGGCAACAACACAGCAAAGCATTTGTTAATAATGTACAAGATACAATTACTGAAAACACGTACATTAATACATCTACTACTCATAGCGCAACTGTGACTTTATATTCTTATATAGGTAATTATGTTGTCTATCACACTAACGCTAATGGCGTAAACTTAGCGATATATTTCCAGCAAGGAACTTCAAGCAGTACAGGTTTTTCACTAGTAGATGCCGACACTGGTTCTGAATATGGTTATTATTCGTCAAGTTATGGAACTCCCTATTTCGATGGTGAGCGTTACATTTATTTTATGCGGGCTGGTAGTTACGATCATCAAATTAGTTTTTTCGATTTAGATAAATCGGATTTAACACCTTCGGCAACGCAAGGCGGTGCATCTGGTCAAGATTACTTTCATGGTTCTTGGGTCTATAGTGGAAACCAACAATTAGGTTCTGTAACTAGTTGGGACAATCGTAAATCTTTTTTCTATTATGATCGTTATTTAGACAAAAAATTTATTGGGTATAATTCAGAGGGCAATGCCAAATTTGTTCTCTATGAAATTCCAACAACTACACCAACTCACGATTATAATAATACTGGTCTAAAATGGATTCATATAAGAGACAATAACCACAGTGGCGGCACAGATCCATTTGGCAACAATGCTGGTAACGCTTGGTCTCTAGGCTACATTATGAACTCTTACTCTAATAACTCTGAAGTAGATATGAAAATGACATATGATGCTACCAAAGAGCGTTATTATATTTTTGTTCAAAATCAAGATCGCATAATGCCGTTTACGTTTACCCGCGCAGAATATGATGCAACCTCTTCAACGAGTCTTTTAGACCAAGGCGCAATGCAAGGTTATGGACTTTATCTGGTTGCGGGGGCATCTGCGGCTTCTGCAGGGTTTGACACTAGTCTTTTTTCTAATTGGAGTTCGTCAAATGGCTCTTTTGAATTTAGCAATATGTCAAGTACCTTAACTGGTTTTACGCTTAAAAATGACTGGAATAAATATTATGAAGGTCTAAAACTTTATACACGAAATTATAGTTCAGACTATCAATTATACGAAATTGATTTAGCTAACACTACAGCCACAAAAATTGACACAGGCATGACAGACTCAGAAAGTTTGACTACTTATCATGGTTCATTCTGGATGGGTTGGGCTGTTCCAACGTCTACCGAGAAAGCCGCAAGAACATATAATGTTGCGCCAAAATTATCCGTAAGAATATCTGGGATTTTATCTGATCAGTAAAGGAACAAAAAATGTTAACACCAATTGATGAGGTCGCATCAAGTGCTGGTGCCTCTGAGGCGACCCCTTTGCCAGACAAGCAAATAGCCGCAACTAGTTCAAATAGCAGTACATTATTATATACGGTTCCTGACGGCAGAAAGGCAGAACTGTTTTTCGGTCATGCTTACGCTTACAGTAATGGTTACGACTATTATTTAGATGTGGACGTAAGCGGAACATACATCCACGTAATGGGTGGTTTATCTAGCCAAGGTTCAAATTATAAAAGTCAGACTACTCCGCTGATAACTTTGTTGGCAGGCACTCGCGTCTTAACTCGTAGTTCCAATTCGGGCAGCGCTTACATTTTAGGGATTGAAAAAGATGCGTGAATATCATTTACATGGCACAGATTACGAGATGAAAGTTCTTGAAGTTAAAGACGATGGTGACTCTACCGTTATTCTACAGACAATCGTAGAAGAGGGTGAAACAGCCGAAAAAAAATATCGCATAAATTTAGGCGTTAAAAATCCTTTAACTCAAAATTTTTTTGGAAGCGAAGATGCGAGAATGGATTACTGCAAAGACATGCCAGAAAGATATTGGGATGCTTGGTATGAAGATCCTGATCCATTGCCAGCACCAGAAGAAGGCGGTGAGTGATGAGCCGCGCAAGAGATGTTGCCAGCAACAATTTGGCGCTTATATCGGCTGGCAGCGACGGTCAGATATTAACGTCTGACGGCACAGACTGGGCGGCGGAGAACGCTCCCACGGAATTGCCAGGCCATGGTGCGGATGGAAATCTTTTAACGTCGGATGGGAGTGCGTGGGTTTCACAAGCACCAGCGGCTAGTGGCGGTGCATGGACTTACATCAGCGAGGTAGTGTCTACTAGCAGTACAACCGTCGATTTCTCAAACGTGTTTACAACGACTTACGACAACTACAGGATTACAGCTAATAACGTCGGTTCCGATACATCAAATATTAATCTGGGAGCTAAGGTTGAATTTGATGGAAGCGTTGGCAGCTATACCGCCTACGATTATTACAATGCATTATATCCAAATAACCCGCCGCCTTTTAGTTACAGCGGTGGAACTATTTTCTCGTACCACCAAAACAATACTGGCAGCGATGCCCAGAGAGCTAACTTTTTTTGCGATATTTATAACCCGCGTTCGAGCAATTCAAAAACAACCTCAATTAGAGGTGTCGGATATAGCGGTTTTTCTGGCATCCCAGTAAATGCTATCGACGCTTGGCTTCTTGCGACATCGACAACCGAGCAGATTGGCATCCAGTTTTATGCCGACTCCGGCACGATAACAGGCACGTTTAGATTATACGGATTTGCGACATCATAAGGATTTGAGATATGGCAAGAACACATGCAACGCCTGATGGCGAGATTCCGTTTACTGCGGAAGAGGAAGCCGCGCAAGATGCACTTGAGGCAGAATGGGCAGCGGGCGAAAGCGCCAGATTAGCAGAAATGGCTAGGGCTGAACGAAATGCAAAACTTGCTGAAACCGATTGGACAGCAAGTAGTGATATTACGATGAGTGATGCAATGACAGCCTATCGACAAGCATTGCGCGATGTGCCAGCGCAATCAGGGTTCCCATCAGATATAACGTGGCCTTCAAAGCCAGAGGAATAGATTATGATTTCATGGAGTGAAGTTGAAGCAAACCCTGCATTGGCCCTTGATTACGCCAATCAACAAGCAGGCATATTAAATGCGCAAGGCGGCACCGGGGGGACGGCAGGTAATCCCACACTTACTATGGGTCAGCAATACCTGGCGAATAACCCCGATGTTTTTGAAGATGCAACAGCTCGCGCCCAAGCGGAGGGGATTGCCCCGGGGCAAGCGTTCCAGAATCGAGTAGATCAAATAGCGCGAGAGCATTTTGATCTTTATGGGATGAATGAAGGCCGTTCAGGATTTGGTTATACGTTTCCGAGTGCAGGAACTTTTGCACCAAGTGTACATGATGGTGCCCCAGCTGCACTGCCGCCTGGCAGCGGCTCTGTTCCGGGGCAAGGTCCTACTATGCCGACAGCGTTTGGCCCGTCGCAAGACGCCTACAGCTCTTTTCTTGGCGATATGGGCGGATTGCTAACAGGCTTTGGAGATTTGTTTACCGGCCTACTGCAAACCCCAGCTGTGACGCAGCCAACTACAAATAACCAAGCTGGCTTCTATGCCCCAGGTCAAATGCCTGGTTATTTTGGCTTTAACGCCGGGCAAAACTTCAGCGGTATGGGCGGTGGTTTTAGTGCCGGGGCACCCTGGGGAAGTGGACCCAGCGGGACAGCTAATACAGGACATCGTCAACTCTGGACAGTATAAATGCCAACAATTGAATTGCCTATGAAGCCTGGAATTATTAAAGACAATTCCAGGCTAAATGCAGAGGGCCGTTATGTGGACGGTTCTATGGTTCGGTTCCGCAAGGTAGGAAATAAAATCATGCCCGAGGTGTGCGGTGGTTATGAAGATTTATTTGACCCCGCTACCGGCGGTTACCTGGATGGTAAATGCAGGGCGCTGCATCAGTGGGAGTTTGACTCTGAGCGACAGATAGCAGCTGCAACCAATACATCGTTGTATGTTTACACCGGCGCTCTCCTATGGCCTATTACGCCAATACGGGCAAACCGGACATTAGCAAGTGCCCTTGCAACAACCAGTGGCAGCAACGTAGTGAAAGTAACCAGTGTGTCGCATGGTGCTATTGACGGTGACACAGCTCTGCTTCGCAATGATGTAACAGCCAATGGGATTGATCTTGGCTCGAGTGGGAATATAGCTTCGATTGCGACATCTACAAATTCACGCACACTGGTTTTAACGATTACGGCTCACGGCTGTTCGACAGGTGATAGGATAGAAATCTCTGGGGCACCTGCAATTGGCGGCGTCCCGGCTAATGAAATAAATACATCTCACACTGTTTATTATGTTAGCGCTGACACATTAATTATAACGTCTACGACTAAAGCGACAGCAACAGCTACAAGCACAGCTGCAATAACTTATATTTTGCTCAAGCAGTATGTAGTTACTGTTTTGGACGAAGATGAGTACACGATAGAAGCCCCTGCAGATGCGAGTGCAACGGGCACAAGTCTTGGCGGATCACTAACAGAATTTTTATTAATAAATGTTGGCCTGGAAGAAACGGTGGCAGGCTCCGGTTATTCCTCGGGCGGCTATTCTATTGGTTATTATAGTTTACCTTCAGACGAACTGGCGAACCAGGCAAGAGTTTGGACTCTCGGTAACTTTGGTGACACGTTGATTTGTAATTATCTCAACTCGCCGTTGTTTAAGTTTGACAACAATCCCTCGCAGCGGGCCACAGCAATATCCGATGTTGCGCTAGATTGCCCACAGAAAAATATAACGTTTGTCACAACGCCAGAGCGAGTAATTTTGGCTTTGGGCACTAGTGATGCAATAAACAATGAATACAGCCCATTGACTATAGCCTGGGCAGATCAGTCTAAAGGTTTTGCAAATGGTGATTGGACGCCAACTAACGAAAACAGCGCCGGTGATATAATTCTTGGCGGGTCATCATCGAGAATAGTGGCTGGCTGCGCTGTGCCTAACCTAACTTTAGTTTGGACAAGCCAGGAGCTATTTTCGCTGCAGTACATCCCGGACATAAGAGTTGTCTTTAGGCCTACCTTGTTGGGTACAGGTGTCGGGTTAATGTCGCGCAACGCTTGGGCAAGAGCTGGTGATAGCGGCAGCGTTTATTGGCTATCTAGTAGCCGTGAGTTTTTAATGTGGTCAGGTGGTACGCCAACAACCATCAGCTGTCCTATGCGTGACTTCCTTTTTGACAACTTAACTGATCAGCAAGAGTCGTTGATCGCTACCGGCACCTTAGACCAATACAATGAGATATACTGGTTTTGGCCTTCAACCGTAGACGGCGTTACCGGCAACTACAATTATATATGCTTAAACTACGCATTATTAGTTTGGACATCTGGCACGTTTACTGACCAGGGCATTACAGCTTACATGGACCGAGGCCTCGAGCAATTCCCTATAGCAGCTTTTGGCAATGGTACTTTGCGTATTATGGAACGAGGGTCTACAGCAAACGGTTCTGCTATACCAAACGTATTTTTGGAAACTGGATGGATCGACACAGCTGAGGGCGGCGAACACACCTACGTCAAAAGGTATACACCAGACTTCATTGGCTCAGGTGGTGTTAACGTCAAAATAAAAAGTAAAGATTGGCCTCAAGGCAGTGATGTCAGGGAGACAGACTTAGGCCCGATATCTTCAGATACGCTGAAGAAAGACTGCAGGATAAGTGCCAGGCAAATTGCACTGCGCTGGGATTGGAGTGACGCATCTCCGACAGAAGGCAGGCTAGGCCGCATAATGCTGGATATCGAAAAAACAGAGCGTAAACGATAGTGAAGTGGGATGAAGTCGGTCAACTCCTGCAAACAGCTTTAGATCGCCAGGACACACACAGACTTGTCGATGTTTTAGATGCGCTGGAACAAGGGCAGGCTCAGTTGTGGACGACAGAAAATTCCTGCGCTGTTACAGAAATTATCGAATACCCAAGCGGTGCGAGAAAGGCCAGAATTTGGCTTGCAGCTGGCAAAAGAGCCGAGCTGCTCTCAATGCTTAGAGATATAGAAATTTGGGCAAAAGATGAACGCTGCACTTCTGTCTACATTGTAGGCAGGAGAGGCTGGAAGAGAATACTAAAAGATTATAAAGAACCACATACAATGCTGGAGAAGTTTCTATGAGTAAAGGTGGACCTAAGATGGTAACCGCTTCAAGCGGAATCCCCAAAAAATACGAGCCATTCGTTGATAACGTGTTATCGGCTGCGGGCACGTTAGCCAATAGACCTTATGTGGAGTACGAAGGTCCGACTATCGCTGGCTTTACACCTGACCAGGTTACTGGCTTTGACATGGTTCGCCGCATGCCTGGTGTAATGCAGCCGATGATAAATGCTGCATTGAACACACAACTAGCTGGCGTATCGAGTGTGACAGACCCATCGAAGATGATGGACAAATATACGAACAGATTTGAGGATGATGTCATTGATTCCGTAACTGCAGATCTGCAAAGAGAGCGCGATACGATGAACACGCAGGCACGGCTAAACAGCCCCTTCGGTGGAAGCCGGGCTGCGCTCATAGAAGCGGAGAACAATAGAAATTATTTAGACAGGCTAGGGCGAATAACTGGCGAAATGCGCATGCGTAATTTCTCTGATGCAGCCCGGCTGGGGCAGTCAGCTGCAGATCAGCTGATGCGAGGTGGGAGCAGCATGATGCAGGGAGCTGGTCAGGCACAAACACTTGGGATGAACCAGGCCGGTGCGTTGTCGGGCATTGGACAACAGATACAGGCATTAAATCAATTAGGCATGCGAGACAGCGAGGCTAGGTTCTTAGATCGTCTAAATTACCCAATCTCGAACCTATCGATGCTGCAGTCTGCAATTGGTGCAACGCCAATGGGTACTGTAAGCCGTGTGCCGGTACAGCGAAGCAATAATTTTGGCGGGATACTCAGCGGCATTGGCAGTATTCTTTCTGGCGGCGCTTCGGCAGGTATATTCTAGGAGAGGTTTATAATGGCTTTACCACAAACGCTTGGCGGTGGGCTGCTTAGTGCCCAAGTTGCTGGTGCAGATAATAGCAGCCTGCGCAGTAAGAAGATGTCTGAATTAATACGATCTATGCCAAGGCAGGCAGCTAGGTTTACAGCGCCACAGCCAATTAGGGAAGCGCCCAGCAACCTGCAGCAAGGCCTGAGCAGCCTGGCTAGGTCGATCAAAGCTGCGCAAGACATAAAGAAAGAGAAAGCAGCTACAGACGCGATCCAGGCCTTGTACAACCGGCCTGACATTGTTGATCCAGCTCTGCAGAATATGTCTGGCCCGGACATGATGCAAATGCCGACAGTGTCGCAGCAGCCTTCCTCAATGGAGCTGATGCAGACGGCGCTGCAATTCCCTGGGACAAAGTCAGCTGCTAATGCAATGAATGTTGCTAAGTTTCAAAACCTGCAAGAGCAGCAAAAAGCAACTCAAGACTTTAGGTTCCAACAACTAGCGCAAGCTAAAGAATTAAAGGAACTGGAAATCAAGCGTCAGCAGGCATCACAATTTACACTGATGCCATTAGCAGATCAAAAGAAGCTGTATCCGAATGTAGATCCTCAGACAACGAGATTGATGGTAAATGGCTTAAACCAGGTAAAGCCACAAACTGTAAAAAGTTTAGCAACAGAAAAAGCATTGAGAGCATCTAGCGCCACAAACATTAATATCGATCAAAAATCATTAGGTGCAGAAGGTGAGGCAGCGGCTAAATCGTTAGTTAAGCAGAACGAAGAGATAGACACAGCTGCATTAAATTCTGAGCGTAACATGACTGAGAATTTAATGGTTGCAAAGCACCTCAATGACCAAACAGGTGAAAATGATGACCTTCCTTCTGGCCTAGTAACCCGCATGGGCGGTTGGCTTATCTGGGCGGGATTTGACCCTGCTAAAGTCGATAATGCGCTGGGCAATGTACAAAACGGTCAAAAATTTCAGAGTTTAATCCTTGATCAATTATTGAAAAAAATGATGGCGCAAAAGGGGCCGCAAACAAAAGAGGACCAGGCTATCATGCTACGCACACTCCCTGGCCTTGGCGTCGGGCGAAGGGCTAGAGACTTTTTGTTAAGGGCGGCGATGGCTGTCGCGCAACGTGATATCGATAAGTCAAACTTTTGGGGTAGCTATGTAGAGGAAAAGGGCACAAGAAAAGGCGCTTTAAAAGCGTATTTCCGCCAACAAAATGGAGTGCCTTTGTTTGGCTACAATAAGAAAGGGAAACGATACGTCTTCTATAATGAGTTTAGGAATATGATGAAACAAGCAGAACCTAATCTCACTGCAGAAGAAATCAGAACCAGATGGAAAATGAAGTATGGCAAAAGCGTTCAACGATCCCTTTGACAATCCAGAGACTGTCGTTCAGGTCGGGGCAGGCAGCGACGAGTTAGACGTTGACCAAGTCAACTTTGCTGATCCTTTTGACCAGCCAGAGCCTGAGACAAAACCTGGGCCGTTAGAAAACTACTTCGACACAGGTTTGCAAATGCTCGGCAAGGGCGTTAGCGACATCAAAGAGATGGGCACCGACTTATATGATGCATTTGTCGGCGGTCCACAAGATGATTCAATACCAGAGCTGTCGCAGGCAAACTTCGATACAGCCGGTCAGGCTGGCAAGATGGCAGCGACCTATGCAACGACAGTAGATGACAATGCGATTGCCCGGGTAGCAGAGCAGACTATTCCTGGCGCCAAGCAGGGCACCGATGAGTATGGCAATGTGACGTTGACATTTAATGGTAAGACTTACTATGTCAACCGGCCTGGTGCGTCTGGCGCTGATCTCTACAAATTGATTGCTGATGGCATTTCGTATTTACCTGCAGCTCGAGGGGCAAAATACTTTGCAGGGCTGCTGCCAAGATTAGGGTTTGCATTGCCAGCTGGTTTTCTTACCAGCTTATTACAAGATCAGGCATCTCTTGCTCTAGGCAGTGGGCAGGAGCCTAGTAAGGAAAGAGGTCTCTATGCTGGCCTGGGCGGTATGTTTGGCGAACTATTGGCGCCAGCAGCTCGAGCTGCCTGGAATGCATTAATTGGAAATCGCCGGTTCTTTCGTAACGGCACTTTGACTGACGAGGGTATGGAAGCTGCTTCACGGGCTGGCCTAAGCCCGGAAGATTTACCTCGCGTTGTTGGGTCCAACTTTGCAAAACGGTTAAGAGATGCAAGGCAGCAAGGTGCAACTAACCCTGAGCAGCAAGCTGCAGCTGATATGGCAACCGACGAATTTGGCGTTGATTTTACCAGGGCACAGAGAACACAAGATCCGCAGGATATACAGCGCGAACTGTCGGTGCGCGGCAATGTGCTGGGCGAAAAAGGCACTGCTCGAATGAAGGCAATGGACGCCAAACAGGAAGAGCAAATAATTAAAGCAGCTGACGACTTCCAGCAGTCGTTTGTTGAGGGGGATAGAAGCCCTGACATGCAAACTGCAGCTGCCAATATACAGCAAAATATAAAAGGCAAACAAGAAGCCGGGCTGGAAGGTGTGCGGCAGCAATACAAGCAGGTAGGCGAAATAGATGCAAACGACCCCGTGTTATTTACAGACAAGGGTATGGACACTTTAGAGAATACCGTCACAAAAGATTTCAACGAGCAGATACAATTTTATGACCCGGACACTTCAGTAAGAGTTAAAAAAGTTTTTAGTGACATATCCAACAAGCTCAAAAAAATAACAACAACTCTTGGCGATGAGTTTATAGCTGACCCAAAGGCACCTGCTTCTTACAACCAATTTGAAGTATTAAGGCGGCGTATTGTAGCAATGCGCAGGACAGCCAATGCCGATGAAAAAAGGCAGCTGGATGTTATAAAAAGGTCGATGGATAAGTGGCTGGACACAGCTGTTATTAAATCAATTCAGTCAGGTGATCCAGCTATACTTGAAGCAATTAAAAAAGCTCGAGCCTTTCATTCTGAGCAGCAAAAACGATTTTCGGTAGGCAACAACAAAGACGTTGCAGGTAAGTTTATCGAGAAAATTTTGGCTCCCGAAACAACACCTGAGCAAGTTACTCGAGCTTTGTTTGGCATGCAGCAAGTGTTCTCTGGTAACTCAAACGCCATAATTAATCGTATCAAAGAAATTTCACCAGAAAAAATTCCACAGCTGCAGGAGCTTTTTTGGATGAGGATGGTTGAGCCGGTAAAGACAACAAAACTAGGGCAACAGGGGCTTACTAAAGACGGTAAGGGTAGATTGCGAACAACAATCCTCAAGAACCTAAAAGAAAATAAAACTGTTATGGAAAATTTATTCAATCCAGAACAGCTTGCAAAGATGAAACGGTTTGCAGCTACAATCGACAGGGCTATCACACCGACAGACAACCCATCAGGCAGTGGCTATGTAGTAGGAAGATTAGCAAGGCAATTCCTTGAGAAGATCGGTGTACCAATAGCGTTTGTTACTGGAAACCCAGCTGCAGGGATAGCAATTAAAGCTGGTGCTAGTACAGCGGGTAATATTGCATCCGGTCGGTCAGCTGCTAAAGCTATTCGCTCTGGTAGGTCTAGAGGCTCGATGCCAATTGTACCGTCTGCCGGTTTCGCAATTTCTGATGAGCTAGATCCAGAAGAACCGCCATCCCCACCAATAAGGTAAGTAAATGAGAGATCAAGTGCTTGGGTTGTTGGCTGATGACCCCTTATCGGATGTTTATGGTGATCGGCTGATCACGCAAAACTTAGACGATGACGCAGCAAAGACAGCTGCGACAATCGGCATGAGCATGTATCCGGGCGGCGGTATCGCTGATTATTCGGGGCTGCTGCCTGGGCCAAAGGGCGGCTTTCTTCCTGGCTTTAGGGAAAACATTGAGCAAGGAAACTATTTAACAGGCGGCTTGCAGCTGCTAGGAGCTGGGGCTGACAGCCTTTATGCGTTACCTCTAGTTGGCACACTAGCCGCTACTGCATTAAAATTTCCTGCAGCTTTGGCGAGGCTAACTAGTAAGGCGCCTATGGTCAGGGCCGACCCATCACCGTCTATTATGCTGAAAGACGCTGACACGGTTGGCGGCGGCGTAAAGACAGAAGAACGTGCCCGGACTGAAGCGTTGCCGGAAATGCCCAACGTCGAAGACTTGCCGTATGTCACGCCAGAAATGATAGAAGGCAAGACGATTGTTCCGATAGCAGCTGACTTAACAAAAGCAGGCGGTGGGTATACCGGGATCGACAGCACGAAGATTGACCCGCAGCCACTGCAAGGTGGACCCTACTTCCCATTGCTCCCTGAGAACCGAGCAGCTGGCGTTGCCTGGGCAGTAGATGATACTGGCGGCGTGACAAAATTGCATAAAAAAAGCGACTACCAAGTTGTCTTATCTATGAGCCAAGATACCCACCGGTCTAACGCTACGTTAAACCGAGCAATCTCAGATACGATGTCAGCATATGCTCGAGAAGGCAGGCTGTCAGATGATGCAGTTAAAAAGATAGACGACAGGGTAAGAAGGGACTCCGTGCAACCAGCACTCGGTGTGTTAAAAGGGTTCCCGGGCTTTGCAAGTCCAGATGTCGGTAAATTTTTAGATGAGGCTGGATTCGAGGCACGGGCACACGTTGCTAAAGTGGTCGGTCAGCCGTTTGCACAAGAACTTGGCGCCCCGTCTGTAAGTAGAATTTTAGATGCAACGCGAGAGGCAGACTTTGCTGGTGCCAACAGACATGATGCTTTGCTTTTACTCGAGGTAGACAAGACAGGCGGTGTAGTAAAGCTGGGTGAGGACGGAACAACGCCGCATAACAGCTATCGCTATGGTGTTAAGGGTAAGCCTGTAGCCAGGTTCCCAACTGGCACAAACGCCAAGCAATTGTTTAGAGATTTTTATGGTGAAAAAGCCCGGGCCGGTTCCTCGGCTCCTAGAACAGCTAGGTCGTTGGAATTGGGACGCCCAATACAATACATAACACCAGAGATAGCAAGAGGGCTGCCTGAGCCGGTGCCGGGAATTTCCAGCCCGCGACAAGCGCAAATCACATTAGATGGGCTGGAAGGCAATTGGCGGTCCACACAAACTGCAGTGACGAAAGGCGGGGTATCGCCAGCTGAGTTTGTCCAGGCTATCCGAGATAATAAAGGCAGCGTGACGCTGACACCTTACAGCATCAAAGAAATACAGCAAGGTGCTAAAGACGGCTCCCTGGTTGTAAAACAGCTAGGCAATACCCAAATATACTTTGGGCTTAAAAAAAATGTTGATTACAATGGTGACTTCGGCACAAACTTTCCAGGCCTTACTAACAATGAAACGGCGCTGGTCAGTGTCGTAAGCAATGAGGGTGCTAAAGGCGTTGGAGCGCCTCTAACAGTTTTAAGGAGTATCGAGGATGGCGCCACCGTATTGGACGCTTATGCGGTGCCATCGAAAAGGTTTGCAAAGGGATTCCTACCGAAGTATTATCAGGAGTTCGGTTTTGAAGAAGCTGGTCGCGTACCATTCGACGCAAAATATTTACGCGACCCTGATTTTGGCGGTTCAGAATTTAAGTACCAGGACACGCTAGAATATTGGAGATCAACTGGTTGGGACGAAAGTTTAGGGTTTCCCGACCTTGTAATAATGAAGTGGAAAGGTGATAACAATGCCAGAGCAGGGATCACGAAAAGATTTCTTACAAAAGGCTGGGAAAGTCCTACAAAGCCGAGTACGGAATTTCAACAAGAGTCAGCAGAATATATTTCTTTCGAGCCTGGAGAATCTTTACAACGATCTAGAGGACCCGGCAAAAGTAACAACCGACCAGCTGGAGGGGGTTCTGGATCTGGTCAACGAAATCTATCCGCAGGAGTTCAAAGAGCTGCAAGAGGTCTACTCGGAGCAAACCCCGCCCAACTAGAAGGCCTGGGGATAGACCCTGCTAGAGTACAGCGTTTGTTTAGCGGGGGAAGATTGTAATGAAGCGGTTAGCATTAATTGTTGCAGCCACCACTTTGGTGGCTTTTTTAATTTTCTTTTTTAGCACTGAACCCAGAGCGAAGCCTAGTTCCTGTTATCCGGCACAGCAGCTGATGGATGACCTGCATGATCTGCATAATGAGAAGGTCGTGTTTAGAGGCATAGGTATGCGCGGGCACGTTACCGTTGTCACACTGGATGTAAAAAGCCAGCGCTGGACAGCGTATGTAGTTAAACCCGTAAACCCGCCAATGGCTTGTATAGTTGATTGGGGGAGCAGCGGATCAACTCAGGGGAAGTCCGGTGAGCGAAGCTGAGACACAAGCTCGAATTGCAGCCCTGGAACAGCGTAATACTGACCAGGAAAGACGATTGGCTGTCATCGAGCTGAAGCTAGATAAGTTGATCGAATACTCAGCTTACGGCAAAAGCAGCATACGCATACTAATTTTGGTAGGCAGCGTTTTGTCGGCAGTAGCAGCGGCTGCTGCTTATGTCTGGGACAAAATCAATTAGGGACAACCATCTACAAACAGGCTCATGGGCAGAAAGCTGTGCGGTAAAATACTTTCTCGGACGAAGCTGGCAGGTGTTTACCAATTTCTCGGGCTTCGGCCCAGCGGATATCGTGTGCGTAAAAACTCAGGGGAAGGGCAAGCCGAAGGTGCTGCTAATCGATGTAAAAGTGGTGACAGGGAGATCATACGGCGGCCTGAGCGATGAACAGCGTTGGGCAGGTGTCCGGGTTCTGACAGTAAACCCTGTCGATGGTCACTGCACTTTAATTCCGGCTGGTGAGGAACGATCCAGACAAAGTAGAAAAGAAAGGAAGAAAAATGAAAACATTCAACAAGATTGAGGATTGGTTTTCTGGTCTTGCATTTAAGTGGCAAGCCGGGATAGCTATGGCAGCATTGTTTCTGGTCATGGTTGGTATCATCGCAGTGGCTGGTTAGTATGAACCCGGTAAAAGATTATGATGGCGATGGCAAAATTAGCATCGAAGAAGAGCAAGCGAGTGATGCGCACGACAAGCAAGAAACTCAACGCTACATGGCAATATCTGCATTTGTTTTGATGGTTGGGATTACAATTGTCATGTGTACGCCAATCATTGGAGAGGATAGAATTAAGGCGCTGAGTGGCTTAATTAGCAGCATGTATTTT